CGCCAGATGATGTGGTTCCGGTGGGCCACCCTGCGTTATTCACCGAAATACCCGTGGTGTTGCTGTTGACGTACCATCCCGAATTGGCCGGGGATGTGCCCTGCGAGAATTGGGCATTCCCAGACCCGGCGCCGGGGGCATTCGTAAGTTCATGCGCGTGTCCGGGGTCCGTAATCGTGTGGCTATGCTCAATAACCGTCGAGTAGCTATGCGAATGCGACGGACCAGCGAGAGAACCAGCCGAGTGCGTGTGATTGAGCGTGCCGCCCGTCGCCCCGATAATCGCGGCACCGCCCGACTCGCTGCCCCCCATCGGGAAACGCTGCCGAAGGTCTGGAGACGAGAACTGGGTCGCCCCACCGTCGGCGCCACCGCCATACGTCGTGCCCCAGATGTCGTAGAGTTCCGGGTACTCGACCTGTCGAAGCGGTTGTCCCTGACACAAGATCCACGCGGCGCCCGGCGCGGTGTCCGTGAACCAGAGACACCCGCCCCCAATCGGGAAGGAATCGTTGTCCTTCGACTTCTTGAACCGCGCATCAATGCGGTCCAACTCCAACTCAATCATGTTCGGATTGGCGTACTCGCCACGATACGCGAGTCCCATTACCGTTCCTCTTGTGGGCTATAGGGCACCACGAGGGCGTCCAGCGTCCACGTCTGTCCAGACTCAGCCGCGTCACCCAACTGAAATTGCACGACGCCAGCCCCGTTCATGTCCGACCCCTCAAACTGTCTCTGGACGCGGGTTTCGGCTCCGGTCGGTGTTAGCGAGCACGTCGAGTCACGCGACTCCGCGCCGAAGTCCGCGATGATGGTCTGGGAAATCGTCACATCGTCCCCGGCCTTCGCCGTCAGATGTGACTGCCCCACCGAGCAGTTGAACCCCAACCCACCCAGCGGATAGGGCTTCGTTCTGATATACGCCTGGAACGCCGATCCGTTGTCTCTCGTCACGGTGTCGTCGTCGCACTTGAGCAGGAGTGGAGCCGTGGCGCTCGACCCGATGTAGGGTGTCGTATTCAGCCTCGCGCCACTCTCCAGCGTGTCTCCGAACGACATGGAACACCGGGCCGTGCAACTCACGCCAGTATGACGCGACCATCCCCCACGCACGCCATCAGGCCCACGGCGGCTGTAGTGGGTGTCAAGCACCAACCGCTCAGAGGGGTAGTTGTCCGTCCCCAGCGCCACCCACATCCAGACCTGATGCTTGGAGGGGTGCCACGTCGAGTGACAGACCACCGTGGCGATCTGGTTCAGGTTGGCGATGATGTCTTCGATGTCTCGCCCGCAGTACTCCAGCCCGTTCGTGCCCAGTCGATAGGGTCCGCGATGAGACATGAAGTAGATGGCCGGAGAACCGTTCTCATCCTCTCCGATGGCGATGCTCTTGTGGCTCAGGCACCCAATCGCCTTAGTCAGACACACCGAGCTATACGGAGCCTCGTCTTCGCCCGTGGGCACCAGCCGCCAAATCTGGCGACTCTTAAAGACCACCGTGTTGCCCATGAACGAGCCGACAATGCCCGTGGCAGCGTCCCCGTCGTAGGCGTCGATGTCGATGTAGTTGGACGTGGGCACACGCTCGGCATCGCCCACGTCTGAGGCGCCATAGACCGGCGTAAACCACACCCGCGACTGCTGCCCGCCTTCCCAGTTCCCCACGCCCATCAGCCGATTGCCGTTCGTGGCGACGTACTTCCACGACCCCGGAGGCGTGTTTGCCCCGACCACGGGGGCATAGTCCCCGCTATAGGTGGAGGGAACGGCCGTGTCGTCGTAATACGTCGTGGCGATGGCAAGCGTCGTGACGAGGCGATAGATATTGCCATCTGACGACCCGTAGATTTCCCAATGGGTTACGCGGTCCCCCACCGGAGGACTGGGGCGTGTAATCCTCGCCGCCGACCCGCTTCCAGACGGGGTGAATGCCACGATGGGGGATAGCTCGCTTCGGTTCTCCACCGTCGTACCGTCAAGAGTCGCCCAGGCAATCCGGTAATAGCGCACCGTGGCGGCATACGACCCTGACCCGTAGTTCGTCACCGTCGGAGACGACGAGGGCGTGGACAGGCCGACCCGGTAGAAGGCGTAACTGCTCAGGTCGCTATCGCGTGTCCAGTAGTGCAGTCGGTCCACAGACGAATCGAAGCAGACGTAGGTGCGGTTGTTAAAGGTGACGCCGTTAACCAGATGTGGCGAGCCGGTGACGGTATCGCCCTCGTTGATGTGGCGCCATCCCTCCGACGGCCCGTAGTAGTTCACCGTGGAGGGGCTTTGCCCGTCTACCGCGATGGGGAAGTCCACATAGCCGTATGACCCATACATCAGGCTGGAGATGTAGCTTCCGAACGCCGTCCCAGACGACGACGGCGACAGCGAGACAGACGTGGCCCCATTCCGCTTGTGCGCCAGCGTGCCCTCATACCAGTCCACATTAAGGGCTTCAACACACTGCGTATCAGGGAGCGACAGCGGGGCGTCGGCCCCGTTGCGCCCGCCGCGCAAGTCTCCGATAACGAGGTGCTTCTTCGCCGCCATGCTATGACCCCGCCGGATACCACGCGCCCAACTGCGAGCGCCCGCCAGAAGCGAGTCCGCCGTCGGGCTGCTGTGTCACAAACCACCGGAGGTCGCGCACGCCTTTTTCGTATTCCGCACGCGCAATCTGGTGGCGCCGGTCTTCCTGCTTCTCGTACTCCAGCATCCGCGCCCCCGCCTCGATGACCCAATGGAAGTCTCTCGGCACGAGCGGTTCGTCGGTATGCTGCGACATATCCTCAATCTGACGCGCATAGTCGAGCGTCAGGCTGATGGCCGAGGAGGGCGTCGGCCACAGGGCGATGCGGAGATAGCGAGCATGGGTCTGCCCGATGGCGATGCGGGCCAGTTCCGTCCCGCCCTCGGCGTCCTCGTGCAGCGTGACCGTTCCGACCGCAGACGACGACAGGTAGAACTTCGTGACCGCCAGGATGTCGCTGAGTGAGCCGATCTGCACCGCCGTCGTCCCGGTCATCGTCACCGACGCCGAGAACGGATACCCGCCCGTCCGAATCCCTTCCACGTAACAGGTCTGCGTGTCACTCGCGGATGTCGAATCCACGTACAGCGCCGACGCATTGGAGGGCTGCGCGGCCACCGCCACCTGTCCTACGGGTGCCCAGTACTGCGGGGTTCCGGTGGACGAAGACGGGTCCGGTTCCTGCGCCATGTACCATTCCCAGGACTGCCCCATCAGGACGGCGTTGTTCGTGGCATCTCGGATGCCAATAATCCGCGCCACATCGGGGGGCAGCGAATACTGGGGAGTCGAGGCCACGGTCGTCAGGGTCGTCTGGGACTGACGCAAATGGGCCATCCCCGGAAGCCCTATCAGTCTCCGATGAATCTCATTGATGAACATCGTCAGGCGCGTGGACACCTCGGATGCCGGGTTGTCGGCATACCCGAGTTTGCGACACAGCGACAGACGCAAATCGTGAAGGGCCATACCGACTCCTAGCTCGTCACCATGCCAATGTTCTTGACGAGGAATCTCACTTCATGGACGGCCCGACTGGTGCCGCCATCCCACCGGAAGTCAAAGACGGCCACATGAACCTCCGTCGCCATGCGGTCATCAATAATCGCGTTGTCTGCCGGAACCATTGTCCACGTCACCACGCCAAGACTAGAGATGGTCACGCCGTTGGCCTGATTGACGTTCTGGGCGTTCCGGCTATTGATGATCTTGCCGCTCTTGAGGTCGTAGAGCGTCAGTGTTGCCGTGGTAATCACGGCCCCAGGCACATACACGCCGTCTTCGTCCAATAGCGGGTCTGACGTATACTTGGCCGTGCTGCGCTCGTTAATCGGCCCGAGTGTAACGCTCATGTCTCGTACTCCAGTGTCCCGCCAGCGATGCCCGCTTCGGTAGCCGTCTCGCTATGAATTCCGGCCATGACATACGACTCACCGTGAATCCCCGCGACGGTGCAGGAGTGTTCCGTCCAGAACAACGCCCTCGGATACCGGCCAGGGGAGAAGCCAGCGAAGGTGAGTGACCCCGTGGATGGCTTCACGATATACGTGCGCCCGAGGGTTACGGATTGACCGGCGAGGGTGAGTTTGACGACCGCAGGGGTGCGAACGATGACATCGGGCGGTCTTTCCGCCGTCACGTCCAAGCCATCTATCGCCAACGCGCCCGTAGACGGAGAGACGACGTGGTTGAGCCGGACGGAGGGCGCCAGTCCCGCGAAGGCGAACGCTCCAGCCACGCCCTCGACCCTGTTGATCCATTTCACGCTTGGCGCGATCCCAGCCAGAGTCAGACCGACGACGCTGGGCTTCGTGAACTGGATGACCGCAGGGGACGTGCTGGAGAAGGCGATGCTCCCGACGGCGGGAGACAGCACATAGCCGATGCCACGACCGGGGGCAAAGCCAGAGAACGTCAGGCTTGCGGCGGCTGGCGCGAATGGCGAGAAGACCGTCGCGGTCGTTCCGGTGAACGACATCGATCCACACGGAACCACGATGCTTGACGCCGCACTCGCCACCGGGACCACGCCTGCCAGCGAGACTGACCCGGACCCTGGGGACGTGGCGTGGTTGACCCTCCGCGACGGAGCCACGCCCGCCACCGTCATCGATCCGGTCGTGGGCTTAACGATATAGGTGCGTCCGAGTGTGGGCGCCTGCCCCGACAGGCTCAGCGCATCCGCGTCTGGGATGACGAGCTTCGTGGTGGACGGCGCGAGTCCGGCGAACGAGAGCGACCCGGCGCCGATGGCGATATAGCCATCGGGAGCCTGTAGCTCAATCCACGAGGCCGAGACTTGCTGCCCATCGGCCGTCACGACCACGTAGAGGTCGCCCCAGTCCGTGATCGCCGCCGCTTCGGTCGAGGTCAGCACGAACGAGTAGGTGACGAAGCTCTCCGTGAGCGTCAACTGCCGCTCGGCTATGAGCGTCGTATCTTGATAGAGCGCGACCGTTGTATGCGGCGGAATCGTCCCGGCGAACGTCAGCGTCCCAGCCCCGACCGAGATGGTGTGGTCGCCCGCGCCTGGGATGCGTGGAGCCAGTCCCGCGAAGGACAGGGTTCCAGCCCCAGGAGCGACGGTGGAGGAACCCGAGGCCGGAGCTTCGAGTTCAGCCCACGCCACCTCAGACTGCACGCCATTGGCGACGAACGAGAAGCGCAGTGTCGCCCAGTTCGCAATCGAGGCGCGTTCCTCGGCTGTCAGCGCAAACGAGAACGTCGCCAGCGAAGACCCAAGGAAGACGGCGCGAGTGGCGCGTGTCGTCTCGCCCTCAGACAGCACGAAGGTCAGCGCGGGTACGGTCGGAGCGAGTCCAGAGAAGGTGAGCGACCCCGCCGCAGGAGCCTTCGAGATGGACGCATCGGAACTGTCAATGACCGTCGATTCCGTCCCGGCAAACGCCATCGCGCCGACGGAAGGCTTGGCGAGATGGGCGATCTTTGCGGCCGGAGCCAGCCCAGCCAGGGCCAATCCATCGGGTTCTGGGGCGTACGCAAGTCCCGTCAGGATGGTGGGCTGAAGGCCAGCAAACGCCATCCCTCCGACGGTCGGCTTCGGCGCATAGGTGCGCTTCACCGTCGGAGCCACGCCCGCCACCGTCATCGATCCCGCTGCCGGTGACGGATAGTGCGCGTACTCTAGTGTGAACTCGTCAACGTAGAGGCGGTGGTCGGTTGCCCCCGCCGTTGGGTGTCCGATGCGGAACTTCGCTTGTCCGCCCGATACCCAATCCCCACTCACGCCAAGGATGTTGGTATGGACGAGATAATCCGAGGTCGAGTGGGGAAGATCGCCTAGCGCGGCAGTGAGGGCGACCCAAG